CCCTGAGCAGATGGCAAAGCGTTGCCCTGATGCTACCCTAGTAGGTGTTGCCTATCTGAACGACTATCGTCTTGTGTTTCGTAACCATGCCGATATTGAGATTAATCCTGGCACTATTGTCAGTGGCGTGTTATGGGAAGTTAGCGACAGCGATATGATTGCGCTTGATCGTTTAGAAGGTTTCCCAACTTATTATTTGCGTCAGCGTGTAATAGTTCAAACTGAGACCGAAGCATATATTGCTTGGGTTTATAGTATGGCTGATCAAGACTATGAGATGACCCCTAGCACATCATATTATGATTTGTGCACCAAAGGTTACAAGCACCATGGTGTGCCTACTGCGCAGTTGGTAGAGGCTATGGAAACAGCACCCTCGCAGAAATATGTTGACACAACCTATGATTACGGGTATGACTACTTTAATGACCATTCATGGGAACGGTTTGATAACGGTCATATTGATGACAAGTATGATCGCTATGTGTCGCAACACTATGGTTTCTACGACCGCAATTTGGAGAAGTAAGTAATGGCTAAGTCCGCACTCATGTTAAAGACTAAACCTAAAAAGACGATTGTTCGTCAACCTAAGTTTATGGACGAAAAGTTCACTGGTCCAGAACCAGTGTGGACTGATGCTAAGAAATGGTCTCCTGACAAACTACGTCAGGAGATTACCCATGCCCTATATTTCTACAACTACTACATGAGCGCCGCTGATATGCGCAAGTATGTTGTAGAGTTTGGTCAGCAGTATTTGAAATGGGGCAAGCCTGAAATTGCCGCATTTGCAGAATGTGAAGATAGCCGTGTTGGTATCACCATTGGCAGTGTCTCGAAGATGATACTGCGCGGTTGCCCAATGGCTGTTGATGCTGAATTTATCACAAACAAGATTGCAGAATTGCTAGCATACGGCAATGCACGTCTTGCTGAAAAGAAGCAAGTTGTTGAGAAACCTGTTGCTAAACGTAATGTACAAGATCATTTGCGTGATAAGTTAGCTGATACTATTGGTGACTTGGAAGTTATGTTTGATGCCCTGATAGAAGGTTCAACGGAAACGCCTGATTTCATGGCTTACTTCCGTGAACAAAATATGCCACAGGCATTTGTTGCTCGTATCCGTGAAAAGTATGCAGAACAGTATGCAGAATTGCTTGAAGGTCAAGATAAGAAAGGTGATGCTGCGCTACGTGAAGCCTACGCTTGGATGACTAAGCCAGTGTTCAAGCGTTATGATGCATGGTATAAGGCTCTCTTTGATGCCCTCACGACCTACGGCGTAGTCAAGGCGGCTGTGCGTAAGGTTCGTAAGGCTCGTCCACTTAGCAAAGAAAAGGTTGTTAAGAATGTCAAGTATATGCGAGAGTTTGCGGAACTCAATCTTGTATCTGTCAATCCAACCGATATCATTGGTGCTACTGAATTGTGGGTATACAACACCAAGACCCGCAAGATTGGCAAGTATGTTGCTGCTGTCAGCAGTGGCGTATTAGGTATCAAGGGCAGCACTATTCTTGGCTTTGATGAAAAGTTGAGCGTAGCAAAAACGCTGCGCAAGCCACAAGAGCAGATGAAGGCATTTATGGGTGCAGGTAAAATCCAACTTCGTAAGTTCATGGATGGTATTCGTGCTACAGAAATTGCCTTGACAGGACGGCTAAACGGTGATACAGTAATTCTTAAATCAATCAAATGAAGGGAAATTCTATGAAAATGACATCTGCGCAGTATTTCAATCATTGTAACATGCTGAGTTATTCTAAAAATAAAATTTTTTTGGATCATAATAAAATTCAAAAAAATAAGAAAATTTTCTTTCCTTTATTAGAACAGCAACTTGGCGAAAAAATAACGGAATCCTCATCTGGTGACATGTATCATGAAATTGCAGAGGTGTCGATCATTGGCGAAGTGTGGGGATATACCGATAAATTATATCAAGACATTAATGGTTTTGATAAATGGCGAACAATTATCAGAATTCTTGATGATGAGAAAGCAATGCTTTTTGCGTTGCAATTTTCTGATTATATTATATCTGAAAAAGATTTACCAGAAGAACTTGGTCTCCTGTGAGGCAATATGAAATATGACGGCGGATACTTGGATGCTCACACTCGTTGGGTAAAAATGGATGGACGCAATAAAATGTGTCAGCATTATACCCATCGTATCACTGTTCGCAGTTATAGGGAAATTGGCAAATTATATTATCATATTGTCAAAAACTTTGAAAATTTTAGTTCAAATTTATATGAATCTTCTTTGTATGAATCTTTGCCACCACCTACGATTCTTTATCAGCGTGAAACACATGGGCGAGCAAATTTTTACCTAAATGAAGAAGAATTAGTGAAACTTATCATAGGATATGAAGCATGACAAACTATAATCACTTTCGTATTATCAATGACCTAACAGGTCTTGCTACCAAACTTGGTTTTGAAATTAAACCAAATCGTGGTGCGTTCAATTCTTATGCGTATGAACAGAATGGCGGTTCAGATTTTTCTCTTACAATTCCAGACGATGATGGCACAATCTTACCAGTTTATTCTCGCAATGTAACAATATACAGTGGTAGCGCAGAAGATTGCATCCATTTTATGCATGGTTGGATGAAGCATCGTGAGTATATGAATATACTTGGCTTCAAGGACAAGACCGTTGCTGATCGTGAGAAAAAAATAGTAGACCAGCGTAAGATGGATCGCATGACAAAGGCAGTTATAGATGGAAAAGACCCAGGTCCAGATTGGTATGAAGGTAAAGAAGATGAAGATATGCCCTTCTAAACCTATTACAGTCTTCCGCACTTCTTTAAGAGAAGGTCATATTGGTAAATCCACAAAGTATATAATAGAAGCCGCCAAAGGTGAAGCCAATATATTATGGCATGAATGTAGTACAAATTATAAATGGGTATGGGAGAACGCCATTAAAGACAGCATAACTTTCCATGCCCATTTTGATATTGCATCACTTGAATGCCGTGTAGCCGTCACTGCCCAATTTGAACCAGAAGATTTAACTTACTATCTTATGGCATTTGAAGTAGATTAAATAACAGTATGATAGTTCATCGTTTCCGTATGGGTGATGTAGAGGATGCCCAACTCTATGCTGCTGGTCCTATTATCATGTGGCAACAAAGCGAGGCTGGCGCATGGGTAATGGAACATGCACTGCAAACTCCATCTTTCAAAACAGGTATTAATGGTCCTGACGGATACATTGGTTATTCTGTAATTATTGAAGCAAATTTTACACCAGAAGATGAAATTTATTTTTGGTTACGATGGGGCGATGAACTTACAAGCCATAGACGTGATTGGGATAGGTACTAGTCATAAATATTCTTATGGCAACTCTACAAGAACTTAAAACAACTGTATTTGATTATGTGCGTTACAGCCTTGGTGATGGCATCGTTGATGTTGAACTTGACCCAGTTCATTATGAAACTGCATTAAGTCAAGCACTTATACGCTATCGTCAGCGTAGCAGCAACTCAGTAGAAGAAAGTTATTCTTTTTTAAATCTAATAATGGATACTAATACATACACGCTACCAAATGAAGTAATTTCAGTAAGAAATTGTTTCAAAAGAAATATTGGTGCAAATAGCGGTACAAGTTCACAATATGAACCATTTGAAGCAGGTTTTGTAAACTTCTACATGATTCAAAGTGGGCGAGTGGGCGGTTTATCAACCTACTATTTGTATAGTTCTTTTCTTAAAGAAGCAGCAAAGATGTTTGGTGGATTTTTAAATTATACCTTTAATAAAACTACCAAAGAATTGACTATTATGCGCCGCCCTCGTGCTGATAATGAAACAATATTGCTATGGACAGAAAATTATAAGCCTGATGTTACATTGTTAACGGATATCTATAGCAATCCTTGGTTGCGTGAATATACTCTTGCTCGCTGCATGATGATGTTGGGTGAAGCACGTTCAAAATTTAGTACACTGCCTGGTCCACAAGGCGGTAGTTCATTAAATGGCACTGATTTGCTTACACGTGGTCAAGCTAAAATAGATGCGCTTGAACTTGAACTAACAAATTATGTTGCTGGTGAAACTCCAATGTGGTTTGTTATTGGATAATATTTGACATCCTTGGTATCTTTTGTTAAAGTAAAAACATGAAGATAATTGGTGTATGCGGTCTTATCGGTGGTGGCAAAGGAACCGTTGCGGATATCCTTGTAGGAAATCATAATTTTGAAAAAATTAGTTTTGCCGATCCTCTAAAAGATATGGTATCCAAGGTATTCAACTGGCCACGCCATTTACTTGAGGGCGACACAAAAGAAAGCCGTGACTGGCGTGAGCAACGTGATGATTGGTGGGCTGTTCGTCTTGGTATTCCAAACCTTACACCACGTTGGATACTACAGTATTGGGGAACCGATGTTTGTCGCGTTAATTTTCATGAAGATATTTGGATTGTAAGTTTAGAAAATAAACTTTCCAAAATTGTTAATAGCGGTTCTGCCCATAATTATAATAACATTGTAATTCCAGATACTCGTTTTCCTAATGAGATTAAAATGATTCGCAAACTTGGTGGCGAAGTGTGGGGTGTTCGTCGTGGCGAAGACCCAGATTGGATGATAAAACTTATCCAATATGGAGAAGAACCAA